GTTGTACCCTTTTGTTGTTCTTTCTGCCATTGAATCATTTCTTTCTTTACATCTTTACGTTCGGCATAGTATTTTTTAACAAGAAGAGGGAACACACCTTCTCTACTATTATCAAACGCGACACCGTTTGAGGCTCTCGAAACATTTTCACCATTCATTACTAGAGTTTCAGGCGACATGTTCCACTGAGCAATAATGTTTGGATATAGAGAATTCAAATCAAAAGAAACTACCCAATCATGTGCACCGACTTGTGGTTCTTTTACATAACCACCCGCAAATGATACCTTTAGATATTCTCTTTCACTTCTGTCAGGTGGAGAAGGTACTATGATATCTCTCTTTGCTAGTTCGCGAAAGATAATAGAATCCCAAATTGCAGTAGTACCAAAGATGTCAGTAAAGTTGACACCAGCTTTATATGCTAGAGTAAATCCTAGACCAATGAGATCTAGTTTTTCATCTAAACGTTCAATAAGTTCTACATCTTTAATATTATAATCGATATAGAGCTGATAGTTTTCTTTATAAAGATTACGAAGAGAACCATATTCTTCATAAGACATTTTAGTTTCACCGAGAACTACAGATGAAATATGATTGAGCGAGTATGATTCTTGAGGACCATAACTATAACCAAACTTCTTAAACAAATCCATATAATCTAATTGAGATATGCCAGAAATCTGTACTTCTTTCATTACACCAGTTTTAAGTGTAATAGTTTTTTCACGTACGACTCCCCATGGGGAAAGATGATTTGCAGCCTGTTGACCAAATAATCTAACAATTCGATTGTAAATATATGGAATATCAAAGCCGCGTACGTTCCAACCGGTTAATACTTCTGGATAATGCTCTTTACCTTGACCAGCCCACCATCGTACAAATCTTTCAAGTAATTGATATTCATCTTCACATTTATGATAACGAATGTGCAGATGCTTATGAGGTGTTTTATCGATATCATAATCACCGCAGCCCCATACTTGGTATAAAGCAGACGTACTTGATTTAATTGTAATAGCTGTGATAGGATGTTGAGCTTCAATTGGATCGGGAAATCCATCTTCGGAATGTACCTCAATATCTAAATTGACTACATTCACTAGAGATGGATTAAAATCGATTTCGTTGGGAAACTTTTTTTGAATGTGTTGCCACATTACACGATCTTGACCGTAATATTTAAAGCCAGAAACTCCTTCGTATCTCTTAATGAAATCTTTCATATCATTAAAATGAGAAAATTTAATAGGAGCTACTGGCGTGCCGTCTAGAGCTTTGTATTTTGTTGGTTTGTCAGTGGGAATATATAATTCAGGCTCAAGCTTATAAGTAGCAATAACTGCTTTACCTTGATGGTTGTAGCCGCGATAGCGTAAAGAATTGCCATGACGATCGTAACTTGTATATTGTGACATATAACCTCCATTTCAAAATATATTATACACTAGTTTGAGGTAAATGTACATAGTTATTATGAGATTGCCCTCATTCTTTCTACTAATCTATCAGCACGGTTTGTTACTTGTCTATACCAACGCGAGTCTACCATCTCATCTGCAGCAGCATTCCAATCGCGAGCATCTACTCCACGCTTCATGCCTTTAAACTGAGATAGNCGTGGTCTACCCATATTAAACATCATGTTGGCTATAATGAGTTGGGCCTCGCCCGGCAAATCATCGAAGTCCTCGTATAATTGTCTACAGTCGTCGATAACAATTTCAACGTCTTTATCGAAACACTCGTTGACTCTGTCTTCGCTGACAACTGTCCCAACTGGTTGTCCAGACTCTGGATCGTCATCCCTAACCAGATGACCAATGCCAAAAGTAGGGAGACCGAGATGATCAAGGTAAATTTCATATTTTACTCCTTCATCTATAGCAATTTCTTCTCTCAATTGTTCAATATTCATAATTTATCCTTTTGTTGTTCCGCTTACATATCCAGCAACAAGGCCAATAATACCTGTCACACTCATTTGTAAGAGCTCTACAATATTTTGATCAAGTTCGGCATTATGCTCTTTTGCAAGCATAAATTCATCAACTACAATGAGACCTAAGAGTCCCATTAGTCCTAGTGCCATGACTAGAACAATAATATCTTTTAAATATTTCATTATGTTTCCTTTGTAAAAGAATCAGGTATATCTTTTATGTTTGGTTTATCGCAATGACATTGAGTACATACATCATTGTGACATTCAGGGCAATCTGGAGAATAGCAATGGCACCTATGTCCACAGTTTTGACATTGACGTTCAGTACCTTTCATCGCTATTCTCCTATTTTGTTATTAGCTTAATTGTTCATTCTCTTCTTCAGTATAGGGCCACATATTAGTTGATCCTATTTACTTGTTTCGTGAGCAATTGCTCTACTTCCCAAATTGAATCGGCTGAACAGCCAGCCTTTTTAAAGAAATATTTCCAAAGATTATTTATCATTGTATGCACCTTGAATTGTTAAACGGTTCAATTCTGCTAGGAGACTATGATACGTATGCTCTGGATATTCATGCAATAAGGCTTTTGCTACAGATTCGTTTGCTGCACATTGGCGTGAAACAACCATAGATTTGCCAATTGATGAAAATAATTCTACGATCCAATTAAAGGAAAGTCTAGGCAGATTTAAGCTTTTTAGTACGATTGCGGTCATTTGTTAGTTCCTCGTTTTTTCTGATTGAAATTTTACGAGGCAGCTTTTCTTCCGGAAGGACGACTTCTAGATTGACAGTCAAAATTCCATCCGTTAGATCTGCTCCAGTTACTTCGGTATATTCCGACAGTCTAAATGACTTATTCCAATTTCGAGCACTAATACCTTTATGAACATACTTATCTTGTTCACGTCTTTGAGGACGATCACCCTTGATGTAAAGGACATGGTCTTTTACTTCAATATCAATATGTTCTTGTTTGAATCCAGCCACAGCGAGTTCTAAGGAATATTTTAGTTCATCCTCTTTCACTACGTTATGTGGTGGATAGGTATCCTTTGAATGCTTATGAATGTTTTCAAGCTGATCAAAGATGTGGTCGAAACCAAGAAATGCGTTTCGCGGAAAAGCGAATGTTCCAGTCATATGTACCTCCATGACTTATGCAAGGTTAAAATGAGACCCGACTATCGGCATCTCTAATCTATATATAATTACTTTTTTTAAAAAGTAAATAGGAAAAACTCATTTATTTCCAATATTATATTTTGGACAAAGTTCCCAATCATTCTTTTCTTTAAAAGGAATAATCTTAATTTGTCTCATTGGTGCAAGTGGTTCTATTTGTGTACCATCATCCACACTAATTAATCCCCAGTCACTCATTAGCTGAGCAATCGTATTTCTACGGGCAATATCATTCTCTTCAAGATTAGATTTCTTACCATCAAGGAGGAATAGCTCCTTAAAATGTACAATAAAATATCTACCTTGCTTATGCAAAATATGACATGACTGAAATAGTTTTTTATCTTTACGAGATGCGACACCGATACGTGTTAGTGTTTCTCTAACTTTTAAGAAATCATCCGGCTCGTTCAATGTTATTTCCAGCATTGATCCTGGCGTCCATTCGACGATATTATTATTTTCTTCCACCTTTATATACCTTTTTCTTCAAATCATTAATCTGTTCAGATGTGAGAAGGGATAAGGCTTGGCGGGCTTTTTCATTACTATAGCCATAATATTCCTTAACAACTTCCACGTCACTAGCAGTATCAGGTTTGATCCATTTAGAAAACCTTTTACGCTTTCGAATACTATTTATATAAAAGTCGAATTGTAAACGATGATCTAAATGATGAAGACGATTCATTGCATTAGCATAGATAACTGTGTCATTGAAATAAGAAAGACCTCGATTAACCATAAATGGGTTATAAGCTTTTTCCGCAATGTCATCAACCATAATATCTTTTTTGGTATCATTGATTGCATTTAAGTATTCAAATGGATTCATAGTTGATCCTCATCCCAACTATTATATGGTCCTCTCTGTACCCAACGAAAAAAGACGTACGAGCCCAGACCCGCTACCCATCCAAGCCATTCAGAATGAAAGCTACACATAAATCCTAGCATCAATGCTATGATGAGTGTAGTAAGTTCTTTATTTTCCAAAGTATTCTACTCCACCTGTATAGTTATCCAAATCAAGAGCTTCTTCTAAATGTAACTGTGTAAATTCATCTGTATTAACTTTATTCAAATGAACTTTATTCCAGTAGAGTTGAGGTACAGTTTTATGACCTTCATTCTTAATAAACATAAGAGCATTTTTATTTTCTTTTATGTTCACCACTTGATAGGTGAATCCCCAATCATTAAGTTTTGCTTTCATGATTTCACAAAAAACGCAATTGGTTTGAGTGTAGAGCGTTAGCTTAATTGAATCGAACATTAGCCATTACCTCTGTTAAACATGCTACCACATTGAGTTCATGGTCAGCCACAAACGCATTCTTATATTGGTATTCAGCAAGAAGAAGAACCAACTGTGGAATCGATTGAGGTTCAACTTTATCACACATTCTATCATAAACGGATCGAAAGATAGCCGATGCATCTGTATCAATATTATTGACAACCCATGAACGCATCTTTTTAAAGTCTTTTTTCTTAAGATGAGAAAAAAGATCATCATAGTTTTTATCAGAAAGACTATGTAAAATTGATGAATCGATTGGTTGACCACCAGCAGAATGCCGCTGCAGTTCACCAAGCACTCTACGCCAATCAGGGGCATACTTCATAATTAATTCAGCAAGAGCTGTGGCAATAAAAGATACTTCTTCTTTATAGAGAATATCTGCAGCACGATCCATAAATTGGCCACAGAGACCAACCATATCTTTCTTACTTGTATTGAATTCATATACACCACAGCGAGAATGAAGTGGCTGAATAATACGATTCTTAAAGTTACATGTAAGAATAAATCGACAGTTATTAGAAAACTCTTCAATAAACCCACGAAGAGCCGGCTGTGTAGATTGCGGATTAAGATAATCTGCCTCGTCAAGGATAACTACTTTGTAGCCACCTTGTAAAGAAACAGTTGAAGCAAATTGCTTAATTTTAGTTCGAAGAGTATCGATGTTACCTTCTTCAGAACCATTAATAACAATATAGTCAAGATCAAGTGAGTTACATAATGCTCGAGCTACAGTTGTTTTTCCAAGACCGGCAGTACCGGTGAAAAGCATATTTTGCAATTCACCGGTATCTACCATCTTTTGGAAAGTAGTCTTTAAGGATGCCGGTAAGATGGTATCCTTAATAGTGCGGGGACGATATTTCTCGACCCATAGGAAGTCATTTGACATTCACAAATCCTCATAACAAAAAATAATTATATCACATATTCACGGACTTGTAAATAGCTTATTCGTCTTCCATCGCCTTTTCTTGTTGAATGTTTTCTACAACTTGAATGACTTGAATTGCGTCATCACGCAATTTGCCAATAGTTGAAAGTTCTTCACCTTTAAACCCACCGCGCTGAGTGATAGCATCTACTACAGCTACAGTGCTACGAGCAACTTGGTTAGAAACTGTAAGAAGGTGATCAATTTTATCTGGTTCTTTCGTCATTTTATACTCCGTACGAAGATGTTTTTTCAAGTGCAATCCAATACTTAACGTTAAGTTCTTTATGCTTAAAGCAAGAAATCATTTTACTACACAATTCAACATCGTAATCACCACTAAGGATCTTAAGATTAGAGATTGAAATAATAAATTTAAAACTTGCATCGGCAGGATATTCGCCATCAATATCGATCGAAAAGGCATTTGATGTTGAATTCTGGCTATCTACAACAGAAAGACTAATTACTCCATTCTCGCCAGTAATTGACACTTCATCATGACCGAGAGTGGATGCGGCTCTCTTAATCTTGTTTAGTGTCTCCTGTGTAAGAGTAAACTTTACTTCTGCCTCTGGCATAGTAATATCTTTCTGAGGGGTGGTCAATGTCTCGAGAGGAGAGAAAAAATACTTGACCTTTGATCGACCAGTTGAGTCGCCAACAATTACTGATTCTTCAGCAAATTTTAGTCGAGGAACATCAACCAATCCTAAGACACCGATAAACTCATTGAGATCATAGATGCCAAAGTCTTGTGGAAACTCTACATCAACAACAGCTGTTGCTAATACGTTTCGAGCTTCCGAAATAGTTTTAATTACGCTACCTTGTCGAATCATCATATTAGGATTGATTCCTGAGAAGTTCTTCAAGACGCTTAGGGTGTATTCATTTAATTCCATTATATATCCTCCAAAAGATAAGTATATTATAACACAAGTTCATTAGCTTGTACACTGTTATTTTTCATTTTACTAAAATTCTTTTCCTTAATGAATTCAAGTTTGTTATTGAATTTTCCGTCAAGGATTTCACCCTTATGAGAAATGACAAACACATTCGTATCATCACCAAGAGTGTATAGAATTTTCAGTAGATTTTCTACACCGTCATGATCAAGAGATGAATCAAACGTCTCATCAAGTAGAAGAAGATTGGTTGCTACCGAGTTCTTCATCTTTGCCACCTGTCTCCATGTAAACAAGAGAGCCAAGTCAATTCTCTGTTTCTCACCTTCAGAGAATGAATCATAGGTAAACTCATCTCTGTGTCGAGAACGAATTACTTCTTGAAATGATTCGTCAAGATGAAAGTGTACAAAGAAATCAAGGATTTGCAGATACTGATTTACAAGCTTGTTCATTACAGGTAGATACTGCTTGATAATCTTAGTCTTAATACCAGTGTCTTTCAACATCTCTACAATAACAGAATTATAGCTGAATTCTTCCGAGTACTTCATCTTCTGTTCTAATAAATTTGATCTATTGTCTTCAAATTCAGATAGATCTTTCTTTGCTTTTTCTAGATCAGCAGATTCTGGACCAGTTAGATCGCTTTCAAGAGACTGTATGTGTGTTTGTAACCGATTGATTGTTTGATTATTAGAATGAATTTCCGATTGCTTTTCTCTGATTTCGGAAAATGAATCATTTGCCCGTTCAATACTCTGTTCAATAGCAGTTGACTCGATAGCCGCCCTATCCATTGCTGATTTAAGTTCTTTTGCTTTACTTTTCGCAAACGTAAGTTTTTCTTCTCTAAGTTTAGGACTAATATCTTGGGAACATGTTGGACATTCCTCGTTGGTTTCATAGAATTTTGCATCTTTTGCCACCGTCGTCATCTGTTGTTTGAATTGTGCAGTATACTGTAGAAGAGCCTGTTTCTTACTATTAAGCGTACTAAGTTCATCCTTAATCGGGTTTTGTTTTGCTTCTACATGTGCAGAAAGAGTAGTATTTGACTGTTGGAGTTCTGCGATTTCTGATTGATACTGAGCAATATCATTTTTCTTCTTTGAAATATTTTGACCGATTAGATCGTTGACATCACGAATGTATTTTCTTTGACCGTCAATCTTCGTCTTGACAATGTCAATGTCATAATTAATATT